GTGTTCTATGGATTAGACTTTGGTTATGTTCACCCAGCTGCTTTAGTTAAGGTTACCCATTACGAAGGACAAAACTACTTTGAGGAAATAGTGTACCAAAGTGGTCTAACGTTATCCGACCTATCAAGAATTATTAAAGAAAAGCTACCTGAACGCGCCACAATATATGCGGATGCAGCCGAGCCTAAATCTATTGAGGAACTTTATAGACAAGGGTTTAACATTAAACCAGCACAAAAGGATGTATGGGCGGGAATAGTTAAAATGAAATCTTATCCAATAAACTTGCACTACAATAGCAAAAACCTACGAAGGGAGTTTATGTCTTACAAATGGAAAAAGGATAAAAACGATAACGTAATAGAAGAACCTGTAAAGGCAAATGATGACTTGATGGATGCTTGTAGGTATGCCGTGTTTACACATTTAACCAAGCCTAAATTTGAGGTGTCGGTATTTTAGGATAAATTGTCTAACTTTGTTAAAATTCATATATAATGGGATTACTTGACTTTTTTACTAAAAGACAAAAACTATCAACTGTACTACCACAAATTCCTTTTAACGGACAAGTAGCAATACAACAAGGAATAATTACTTGGCAAGGTGGCGATAACATTAGTTTCGTTAATGATGGTTATTCAGCAAATGATATAGTTTATTCAATCGTTAAATTAATTGCGGACAAAGCAAAACTTGCTCCATTCCACGTTTACAAAGTAGTGGATGAAACTTCTGCAAAGAAATACAAGGCTTTAATGAGCCAACCAGATAAGATTGAGAACTGGAAGGATGTTGAAAAGCTACATAAGAAAGCATTTGAATTATATACAGGTGATGCAAGATTAAACGAGTTATTAAAATACCCTAACCAAGAAGATACCTTTGGCGATTTCGTTGAGGCTTGGTGTACTTTTAAATTAGTTACAGGAAACTCTTTTGTTTACGCAAAGATGATTGAAGGTGGTAACAATAATGGTAAGCCATATGAAATGTACGTGCTTCCTTCTCAATATATGTACGTGTTAGCGGACATTCAAAACTTCCCTCCAACGATTAGCGGTTACCAATTAAATTATGGTCCACTTTGGAACTTTACTAAACAAGAGGTACTACAAGATAAATACATAAACTTACAATGGAATACAACTGGGAATCAACTATATGGTCAATCACCATTGATGGCTGCTGCGAGAAACTTGACTCGTTCAAACGAAGCCAAGACTGCGGCGGTTGCTTCTTTCCAGAATGGTGGTCCAGCTGGAGTTCTTTTTATGAATGATGATAGGTTTGACCCTATTAGTGGAACACAACAAGCACAAGCACTTAAAAGAGCCGTGAGTGAAAAAGGTGGTTCTGCTAACTTTAATTCAATTGCGGTTAGTGGTTATAAAGTAGATTGGAAACAAATAGGTTTAAGTCCTGTTGAATTAGATATTATTGAAAGTGAAAAGTGGGATATGAAAGCACTTTGTAATATTTACGGAGTACCATCTCAATTATTAAATGATGCTGACAACAAGACTTACAACAACCAAAGAGAGGGCGAAAAAGCATTGACAGTTCGTTGTGCGATTCCTTTGTTGGTTGGTATTAGAGATAATTTAAATAGAAAACTACATTCGGATTGGGGTTATCGTGGAAGCGATATTTATGTTGACTTTGACCCAACTGTTTATAGCGAATTAGAAGCTAACAAATCGGAACAAGTTGAATGGTTGGATAAGGCTTGGTGGATTGCACCAAAGCAAAAAATGGATATTATGGGATTAGAGATTCCTCCTTACATAGATCAAACAGAAATGGAAAAATTATACATTCCATCAAGTTTACAAAGTCCAGATGAGTTTCAACCATTAACGTTACCAAATGAATAGCCAAGAAATCATAGATAAGTTATTTGATTTAAAGGTTGACCTAAAAGCCGACCTTAGCGAGGTTATTGATGAAGTTTACGCAAAGTATCACGAAACAGTGAATATGTCTTACTCGGAGTTAAAGGCTTGGAGTGAAACTAAATGCTCACGTTTAGCTTCATTAGATAGGAGTCCAGTAAATAGGAACTTAAATCTATTAAGTAAGAAAAAAGCGGATTGGGGTGCAAATGAAGTTAAGTCGGCAAACAGAACGATTAGCTTTGTTAGTAGAATGAAAAATATGGAGCAAGGTAAACCTGTAAACAAAGAGTGTCCATCTAAGAGGGATATTTCCTTAAAGAACTGGGCATACAATCCGAACAAATGATTTGGCAAGATTATAGAAAACTATATGCAAACGCAATAAAAACCTATTCGCCTAAGTTCAAAAAAGAACTGCAAAGGCAAGTAGATACTTATTGCGATACCCAAGATTTAAACGCTATAAGCGATAAGAAGATAAAAAAGACCATCCAAAACGTTCATATTGCAATGGGCGTTAAGATGGCACAAATTGCCGAGAAAAACGTTTCTAAATCGGTTAAAGGTTATTACGGACCAGAGGAATTTAAAAGTAAGCAAACGGACTTGTTTACTTATGTGATGTTGACTTATCTTGAATTAAAAGGATTAGATAATATAGCTGCCGAAATAACACAAACAACAAAGAACCAAATTCAACAATACTTAATCAAGTCGGTTGAAGAAGGTTTGACAATGCAAGAAACAATCAAGCTATTGAGAACGGCTGGTATAACGGACTACCGAGCGGAAATGATAGCAAGAACAGAAACAGGTAGAGCAGCGAACATTGGCTCAATGGTAGGCACGGCTGCAACTGGACTTGTAACTATGAAGGAGTGGATAGCAGCAAGGGATAACCGAACAAGGCGAGTGCCAAGAGATATGTTTGACCATTATCATATGGATGGAATAAAAGTACCTTACGATGAAAAATTTAATGTTAAAACTAAGAATGGCGGTTTTGAGCAAATGTTACATCCTTGCGACCCAAGCGGAAGTGCTGGTGATGTTATCAACTGCCGTTGTACGTTAGGCTATGAAGCCGTAAGAGGAACAGATGGTAAGCCAAAAAGGTTACAGGATAACCCACCTATGGGCGATATGGGCTTGGTATGGAATCTAATAAATAACGTGGCTTTGATGCAAATTTCTAACTTAATAAGAGATTTGTTAGCAGATTAAAAAAAATTAATAACTTTGTTATATGAGTAAGATTGAAAACAAAAGCTACAATGATATGATTTTGGATATAGAGCCAGAATCAAGAACAGTAAAAGCGTGTTGGTCAAGAATTGGAAACGTTGATTTAGACAATGATATTATCGTTGCTGAAGCGTTTACCAAGACTATCAAAGAACGTGGACCAAAAGGCAAAAATATGATTTGGTCTTTAGTAGACCACAAAGCTGATATGGCACATACTTTGGGTAAGCCTAAAGAGTTATACATAGAAGGCGATATGCTTGTTGCGGTTACCGACTTAATAGAAACTGAATGTGGCGAAGATGCTATCAAATTGTATGAAGCTGGTTTAATCAATCAACACTCAATCGGTTTTAGTACGTTAAAGTCGGATGTAAACCAAAAGACTGGTGTGCGTACAATTACTGAATTAAAATTATATGAAGGTTCTGCGGTTCTTTGGGGTGCTAATCCAGAAACTCCAACATTGGGTTTCAAGGGTGAGTTCAAAGAAACTAAAGAAAATTTATCAATAAGATTAGAAAACTTAATTAAGGCATTTAGAGGTGGAACATTTACAGATGACACCTTTGCTTTAATGGAGATTCAAATAAAACAAATACAAGCTGAATTATTGGCTTTGGAAATTACTGAAACAATCACTCAACCCGCAGAAGCAGTTGAGCCGACACCAGTGGTAGAAGAAAAGAATAATGAGGAAGTATTAAAGGCAATTAAGCAATTTAACAATCTATTTAAAAAGTAAAAATGGAAAATTTAGCTAATGCAGAAGCTCAAATTAAAGAGGTATCTGCACAAGTAACTGTTGTAAAGGACGAGTTACAAAAACAAATCGACGGACAATTAGCTGCTCAAAAGAAAGCTGCTAAGAAAGAAGTAAAGCACATTGATGAGGTTATCTTAGAAAAATTAGATGGCAACTTTGATGCAATGGAAAAGTCTTTAAAGAACAATGGTAAGTATCGTTTAGACTTATCTGATGTTAAGACTATGACTTTAAGCGGTAACTTAACTGGTGATGCACAAGCATCTTATGCTCCAAATCCAGCTATCCAACCAGCTCAAAGCATCAACTTCCGTGATTTAATCCCAACAGTAAGAAGCGAGAGCGGTCTTTATGTTTACTATCGTGAGAACGCTGGTTTGACTAACAACATTGCTGCTCAAACTGAAGGTGCTGACAAAGGTGAGAATAACTACTCTTTAACTGAAGTTAAAGTTGTAAACGACTACTTAGCTGGTTTCTCAACTTTCTCTAAGCAAATGTTAAAGTCTTTACCATTTATGACACAGACTTTACCAAGAATGTTACAAAGAGATTTCTTCAAGGCTGAAAACGCTGCGTTTTTCTCAACTGTATCTGGTGCTGCAACTGGTTCAACTACAACTGCTGAAACTAACGATTTATTACAATTGATTGATTACATCGGTAACCAAAAGACTGCAAACTTCGTTCCTTCTTATGCTTTAGTATCTCAAACGCAAATGGGTCGCTTATTGAAAGCAACTGTTGCTGCTGGTTACTATGCTGGTAATGGTAGTGTTATCGTTTCTCCTAATGGCGGAATCACAATCTGGGGTGTACCTGTTGTATCTGCTTCTTGGGTAACTGATGACAAAGTATTAATCTTTGACAATAGCTACTTAGAAAGAGTTGAAGTTGAAGGTTTAGCAATTGAGTTCTCTTACGAGAATGGCGAAAACTTCCAAAAGAACTTGGTAACTGCTCGTATTGAGTGTTACGAAGACATCAACTTAATGTTGACTACATCTGCTATCTATGCAGATATGGGTAACGTATAGTTCTAAAGGTTTAGTAAATAATGACCCCTACCAATTCGGTGGGGGTTTTTTATTGGAATAAATTAAGTAATTTTGTAAAAAAAGCGTATGTCTTATAATAATTATATTAATGACTTTAGTGCCGTTCCTATCGCACCAATAGTTGAGCCAGTTACTTTAGCAGAAGCAAAATTATATTGCCGTGTTACTACAACCGCTGAAGATACTTTAATTACGTTAATGATTACACAAGCAAGGGAAGCTATTGAAGTGGCGACAGGATTGAGTTTAATACCAAAAGACATAACTACTTATTTCAACAATGTGAGTGGTAATTTTGAGATTCCTTTTGGACCAATTGATTTTGATACGTTTGAGTTGTTTGATATGGAGCAAGATGGATTAGAGGTTACAACACCTAACTTGCAATTAATAGGCAATGAGTTTCCTAAATTAGTTTCACCAAGATATGCCAATTTAAAGGCTACTTATGAGGCTGGCTATACAACTATCCCTAAAGACCTTAAGTTAGCCATATTAGACCAAATCTCTTATGACTATGAGAATAGAGGATTAGATGGCGATTCCGGTATTTGTGAGAAATCTTGGAAAGCGTGTCAAAGATGGACAAGAATAAGCCCAATTTTATAATATGAAGTTAGGAAAAGCGAAAGCAAATTACGTTGATGCCAACACGATGACTCGTGAGGTTGGAATTTATGCTCCAACAAGGACAAGTGATGGTCAAGGTGGCTTCACTACCACATTTGCCCTACAAAGCACTGTATGGGGCGATTTAAGACCAGATAATCAAAATCGTGCAATAGATGACTTAGAATTGCAATTTGACCAAAGAAGCGTACTTTTTGTTCGTTTTGGAGTTACAATAAATAGCACGTACGAAGTTGAGGTAGAAGGTTCAAGATACACAATACATTCTGTTAAAAACGTTGAGAACCAAAATAGGTTCTTGGAGTTAATAATTTACAAATAATGGCATTTGGAATTGACTTATCTGGCATCCCAAGACTTGAAAAAAAGTTAGCTGACCTTAATAGTAAGATTGCTAATGATATAGCCAAAGAAATGTCAGCATCAACATTGAAGATTGAAAGGGATGCTAAAAGAAATGCACCTGTAAATTTAGG